TGTCGCCTCCTGCTGCCATCGTAAGCCTGAACTCGATCCAGTATCACCAAGCCTTTTCGGGCGGACTAAACATCTTTTCGTTTACTGTCCGAGTGATTGTCGGGCGAGCTGCTGAAAGGCAGGCTCAAAGGTATCTAGACCTTTACTCAGAACCGACCGGAGACTCATCTTGCAAGAGTGCGATAGAATCTAATAGAACACTGAGCGGTGCTTGCCAAGACCTAATCGTCGAGTCAATGCCTAACATTGGTTCAATAACTGTAAACGAAAGCGAATACTTGGCAGCAGAATTTGTTGTCACCGTCTACGCATAAGGAGAAATAAATGGCAAAGTATGTAGTAACAGGAAACAATGTAGAAATCGGTGGCACTGACGTTAGTGCAAGCGTAGCTCGTGCCGAATTAACAATAACTTCAACGGAAGTTGACGTAACGGATTTTGCGAGCGGAGGGTTTACTGAAGTTATCGGAGGATTAAAGTCTGGCTCACTGTCTCTAGACTTCCACACTGACTTTGGCGCAGGTGCATTGAACACCGTTCTAACCGAAGACCTAGTCGGAACCCTAGTTGAGATTGTTGTCATTGCAGGCAACGGCTCCGTTGCTTCAGCGGCAACGCCTAGCTACACAGCTAACTTCTTGATAAATTCCCTGTCTCCCGTGAGCGGCTCAGTGGGCGATTTATCAACATTCAGCGTAACATTCCCGATGAGTGGAACTGTCACTAAAGCAGTATCATAACAACAGGAGAATAAGTTGAAAATAAATCTACAAATCACACACGAAGACGGCGCTGTCAAAGAGACAACTTGCAACGCTGCCGACATGGTTGCTTTTGAGGATAAGTTCGGGGTCAGCATTTCTGCAATGGCCAACGAGCCAAGGATGAGCTACTCGCTTTTTCTAGCTTGGCACTCGCAGAAGCGCACTAAAGAAACCGCACTAACTTTCGAGAAGTGGCTTGAATCAGTTGACATGGTTGGAGCTGGTGCCGACCCAAAATAATTGGGTTGGGCGACTCCTCTGCTCATTGGTTCATCGCAGGTATCGCTTGTGAAACAGGTATTGCACCGAGTGTTTTGATGCAGGAATCCGAAAGGATGCTCTGGACAATGCACCGCTGGATGGTGGCTAAAAACCTTCCTAACAGATAGAGAGGCCCTTCCTTCGGGGAGGGTTTCTTTGTTGGGTAGAATAGAGGGGTAAGGAGCAAAAATGGCGAAATCACACTTGACTGGTTCCTCTGACTATCTCAGAGAACTCAAGACCTACGAAAAGGGACTTTTCGCTCAGCTCAAAAAAAGCATAACCACCGAACTTAGCCCAATACTGAGTCCCATTGAGAGCGAGATAAACTCCTCGGTCACAAGTCAACTTAAAAGCACAATGCCGGGAATGTTCCACAACGGACGGACGGCTTGGGCAGGGGTTGATGTTAGACCTCGTGTTAGCATCCGACCACGAGATCTCATCACCATCGAAGGCACGGGTAAGAACCAAGGCATGGGCCGTCAGCTCGGGTTTGATTATGCCGAGCTTGCAGGTATTGAGCGAAGACCACCTCGTGCGGTTTCAAAGGGTTGGGGTTCTAGCTCGGTTGGTTATCACTCCTACATCTACAATGGGCAGGGCAAGGCGTTCAACAAGAAACTAGGTTCGATGTTTGGGAAGCCAGGTCGGTTCTTGTTCAAAAGGGTTCTTAGGCGTAAGCCAGAGATTGAAGCAAAGGTCAAAAAGGTCGCCGAGCAATTTGGCATCAAGCTGTTTGCAAAGCTTGACTAAGCAAATGAGCAACTTGATAGGAGTCTGCTAATGGCAATTAAGATTCGGATTGTTTCCGAGTTCGACAAAAAGGGCGTGACTGGAGCGACTAAGGCTCTTGATGACCTAGGCAAAGCTGCCGGTGTTGCGCTCCTTGCCGTAGCTGCTGCAAGCGCGGCGATTGCCGTTGCTTCCGTCCGTGAGTTTGCTAAGTTTGACGGGGCGCTGGTCAAGTCTCAAGCCATCATGGGCGACCTCACGAAGGCGATGGAAGACGACATGGCGGATGCCGCCAGAGCCGTCGCCAAGGCCACAACATTCTCAGCCGAACAAGCTGCCGAATCATTCTTCTTCTTAGCCTCCGCTGGACTCGATGCGAAATCATCCATTGCCGCACTGCCTTCGGTTGCAGCCTTCGCTCAGGCAGGTATGTTTGACATGGCCCGAGCAACCGACCTATTGACGGACGCTCAATCAGCCCTTGGCTTGACTATCAAGAACGATGCCGTCGCCAACATGGAAAACATGGTGAAGATTTCGGATGTCCTTGTAAGGGCTAACACGCTCGCCAACGCTTCCGTTGAGCAATTCTCCACAGCCCTAACCACAAAAGCCGGTGCTGCACTAAAGGCTCTCGGCAAGGATGTCGAAGAAGGTGTCGCTGTTCTGGCAGCCTTCGCCGACCAGGGCATAAAAGGCGAGCTTGCAGGAACCCAGCTTGGCATCGTCCTTCGTGACCTAACAACAAAGGCAATAACAAACAAGGGTGCATTTACCGAAATGGGCATCGCTGTCTTCGACTCAACCGGGGACATGAATAACCTTGGCGACATTATCGGAGACATAGAGGGCGCTCTATCTGGAATGAGCGACGAGACTCAGAAGGCTACGCTACTTCAACTGGGCTTCTCTGACAAATCCCTAGCCTCGCTTCAGGCTTTGCTTGGAACATCCGAGGCAATCAAGACCTACGAGACCGAGCTTCGCTCCTCAATGGGCTACACCGAGCAGGTTGCCAATAAGCAACTTGACACCTTCAACTCCCAGCTCAAGCTTCTTGAGTCGGCGATTATAGATGTCGCAATCGAAATTGGCGAGGAACTAACTCCTTACATTCAAGACCTCATCCCGGTACTGCAAAACCTACTACCCGTCATTGGAAAAAAGATTGCAGACGCAATCAAAGAGGTGGACTGGGCGCAACTCATAACAGATGTCTCGGACTTCATTTCCCTGATCGTTGACAACCTTGACGAGATTGCGGCAATGGCAACCGTTCTTGGCGTGGCTGCTGCGGCGTTGGTTATTTACACCGGGGTCACAAAGCTTGCCACAGTAGCAACGGCAGCTCATACCGCAATGGTAAAAAAGAACACCGCTGCATTATTGCTAAACCCTTGGGGCTTGCTCGCAGTTGCAATCGCCGGCGTAACCTATGCCCTTATTAAAAACGATGGGGAGCTGGAAGAAAACACAAACAACACTAATCTTCTTCGCAGCCAAACCGACCGGCTGGAATACACAAACAAAAACCTTGCAGACTCCTACAAGGAATCGGCTTATGCGGCAGATAAGTATGGTGTTGAAACCGACGCAATCAAAGACAGCCAACTGCGGCTGCTTGCCGTTTCTGAGAATGTCTCTGGCGAGCTTGGGCGCTTCAATAGAATCAAACTGGGCGGGCTTCGCAGTGAGCTTGCCGCAACCAGCGACGCAAGTCGGGCGCTAGGAGATGCGCTTGCCGACAACAATCGTCAGCTTTACTTTGCTATGCACCCAGAGCTTGACCCCAGCCTTGGGATCAACAACCAAACCCCTCAGTCTGCTTCAGGTGGCGGCGGTGGTGGCCCAAGTGCTTTTGAGGTTGCACGAGACCGAGTCCAAGACATGGTCAAATCATCCCAGAAGGAACTTGCCAGGGCGCAAAAGGGATACAACGATTCGGTCATCGGGGCTAATAAGGATTACACCGATTCGGTCATTCGGGTTCAAAAGCAATTTGCCGATACGCTCGAAGGTATTATTCGGCAGTCTCAGGGGCGACTAACTTCAGCCTTCCAGACAGCAACGGCCGTCAACGTGGAGGAGCTATTCCTCGGCAGCGAAGACAAGTCTGTAGAGGGCTTGGTAAAGTCCCTTGGCGAAAAGCTGAAGGCATCCAAAAACCTGCTCGCAAAGTCGGCAGACCTAGCATCTCAAGGGTTCAGCCAAACATTTATTGAGCAGGTTGTTGCTGCTGGAACTGAGACGGGAACCGAGCTTGCAGGGGCAATCCTTGCCTCAACACCGGAAACTCAAGCAAACCTCCGCTCGTTGTTCAAGGCACTTGAAACAGAGTCATCAACTGGCATGGATTCCCTAGCTGCTGAAATCTACGAGAAGCAAGGTTTGGCAACTGCCGCCCTTGAGCAGCTCTATGCGACCACTCAGAGCGATTTGGCAGTCGCATTGGTACAACAACAAGCGACGCTTGCCGAAGCCCTTGAGCAGGCTGCTGTGGCTTTACACGACTCGGTGTCTGGAATCAAGTCTCAGTTACAAGAAGATATTGACGATATGGACGGAATGTTTGGCGGTCTTGGTGCGACTCTTGATCAGTTCCTAGCCAAGCTTGAAGAAGTAAAAGGCTTTGCTATTGGAAAAGAGATTGATGCTGCAACGATGCCCGGTGGCTCATTCGGCACGGGCGTCACACAGGGTGCTTCCTCCGACATAAGAAACGGAATTGGGATTCTCATTGACTCAGCGAGCGACGTGGCAGGAGTGCTTAGTTATCTTGACGACAGGATTGCAGGAGCAAATGCCTATGCAAACCTAGCTTCAATTAGTGCTGCTCAACGAGCTTCCGCTCAAACTACCTTGGCAGAAATCAGGTCTAGCAGAAACTCTTTGACAGCAGGCGGAAGCCCTGAAGCCGCAGTCGGTACTGTGATAAACATCAACGTCAAGACGGACACCTCGCAGTCTCTAGCGATGGTTGGAAAGTCCTTGGGTAACACTGTCGCTAAGTACGTCACGGGCGGCGGACAAGTCATTGTGAGTCCGCTCTAATGGCAGTCCCAACACCTCTAGTCGAAATCGGGTTTGACGTAACATCGCCAACGGCCCCATTCTTTACCCTTGATGATGTCACTAAGGGGGTGCTGGACAACACTAGCTATCCGCTCTCGGGCGCTATCTTTTACGACGTCACAGCCAAGGTCAAAAGCATTTCGATTCAGCGAGGAAAGAATCGACAGCTTGACCAGTATGACCAAGGCCTCGCCAATGTCGTGCTCAATAACAACGACCGAACCTTTGACCCCGAGTACGCAGCTTCACCCTACTTCGGGCAGATTATTCCCAAGCGCCAAATCCGCATTAGCTCCGGTGGCGTGATTCAGTTCTTCGGACTGATAGACGACTGGAACCTTTTCTATAATCCAGACGGAGATAGCACGGTAGCAGCAGCCTGCTCCGACGCAACCTCATCCCTTGCAACTCAGTTCATAGCAACACGGACTAACGACGTTCAGTTATCAGGCGACAGAATAAATACCATCTTGTCGCTACCAGAACTTGCTTGGCCCGTAGCTCAAAGAGACATCGAAGTGGGGGCAATGGAGCTAGGGGCAGACATAATTCCAGACAACACTAATGCCCTCGCATACTTAAGGACAATTGAAAAGTCTGAACCTGGTTCGTTCTTTATCTCCAAAGGCGGTTCGGTTGTCTTCCGTGATCGCAGAGCGTCTTCAAATGCGCAAGCAGTTACCTTGGCGGACGACGGCACGGGCATACCCTACACGAACATTGTGGTTGAATACGGCTCTGAGAACCTAGCTAACGAGGTTGCTTTAACCTCAGCCATAACTAGCACTCAAGCGGTGGCTCGCTCCTTGGACTCCATAGACACCTACGGGATTTTTAGTTTGAATCAAACAGGGCTACTAATAAATAATGACTCAGACCTAGTTGAGCTTTCAAAGCTTTACGCCAACAAATACAAAGACCCGGAGTACCGCTTCAACTCCATAGATGTTTTGGTAGACCAAAGAACTCTGCCTCAGCAAGAATTGCTTTTAGCCTTGGAGCTGTCGGATGTTGTAGAAATCAAACTCACTCCCAACGGCATTGCTCCTGCCATTTCAAAGTTCGCAGAGATTATCCGCATCGATCACTCGGTGTCGACTTTAGAACACATTCTTAGCCTTGGCTTTAGCACGATTGAAAAAAGCCCTTGGACTCTATCCGACTTGGTGTTTGGTAGACTATCAGCGAACAACATTTTAGGTTTTTAGGAGTAACTTGACTGGACAAAAAGTGTGGGTCGCCGGAGAGGTGCTGGCAGCAGCCGACGTCAATTCCTATTTGATGAACCAGACTATTATGCGATTTGCCGACGCTTCGGCTCGAACTAGTGGTATTGCTGCCGTTGCGGAGGGGATGTTTTCTTACCTCGACGACACAAACTTGCTTACGGTTTACAACGGTTCCGCTTGGGTAGGAGTAGACACTCAAGCAAGCCAACTAGCAAGCTTTGTAGTAGACACAACCACAGCACGCACGCTAACCACCGCCGCCGATTCGGGCAAGACAATCCGGTTCACAAACGCTGGCGCAACAACGGTCACAGTAGACGCAAGCACCGACTTCGCAGTAGGCGCAAGGGTGGACATTATTCAAGACGGCGCTGGCGTTGTAACCATAACCGCAAGCACCGCAACAATCGCAGGCGATGCGGTATCCACAACTTCTGGCAGCTTCACAATTGGCGATCAGTATTCAGCGGCTACACTTCTTTGTGTGGCGACAGACGAGTACCGACTAATCGGAAACATTACGGCGGTTTAGTATGAGCTGGAAACTATGGGCAGTAGGCGAAGTAGTCGAGGCAGACGACTTCCAAAGCTTGGTTCAAAATCAAGTCGTGCAAGTTTACGCAGACGCAGCCGCTAGAACGACAGCGCTAGGCGCTAACGTTGCCGAGGGGATGCTTGCTTTTCTTTCAGACACGGATTCGCTTCAGTACTATTCAGGCAGCGCTTGGGCGGCCGTATCTAACCCCGGCGATATTACTTCGGTAGTAGCAGGGACAGCCCTTAGTGGCGGAGGCACAAGCGGCGACGTGACTCTAAATGTAGATCTAAGCGCAGTGACAATCCCTGCCTCACAGATTAGCGACCTAACAGCCACAGCAGCCGAACTAAACATTCTTGACGGAGTAACCTCAGACGCAGCAGAACTAAACATCCTCGACGGCGTGACAGCAACTACCGCAGAGCTAAACATCCTCAACGGTGTGACAGCAACTACCGCAGAGCTAAACATCCTCGACGGTGTGACAGCAGACGCAACCGAGCTGAATTATGTAGACGGCGTAACCTCTGGGATTCAGTCACAGCTTGACGACAAAGCTTTGC